CAACTGGGTTACGATCGAGCGCAGGATGTTGACCGCGGCGATGGCCGACGCCAGGTCGTAGGCGCGCGGCACCGCGGTGCGGATGATCGGCGCCTGTTCGCGGCCGATCGGCGAGTCACGGCTGACCGGGCAGTGCGGGGCGATTGGTCCGAAATAGACCGGCATGATCTATGGTCCTCCATAGGCCAGCTGGTGGCCGCTGGTCTGTTCCTGGAAATACACTGACGACAGCACCTTGATCTTGATCTTCTGCTCATGGTCTTCGGGATTGACGACCTCGTTCTCGGTGTAGGTGCGGTAGACTTCCTTCCAGGTCAGCCGGTTGTAGCTGGGGGGCGGTGGCTGCTGCACCGGGGGCGTGCCGGTATTGTTGATCTGCGGCGCGCCGTTGGTGATGTGCTGGACGATGTTGTTCATGATGTTGATGGCGGTCAGCACCGTCGGCAGGTCGCGCGCGGTCGGGACATGCGCGACGTCGAGCGCGGGTGGCTGGATCCGCGAGCCCTGCAGCGGGCCGTTGCGGCTGATCGGGCAGTGGGGTGCGTTGCTCATACTGTTGCCAGCTCCTTTACCGATGTGGATACCTGCATGTTGGATATATGGACCCGGCCCTCGATCTCGAACTGCCACTGCTCGCCCTTGATGCCCGAGAAGATGCGCAGCAGCTCGCCGCTCTTGCGGATCTCCCGCGTGGTCCACAGCGCGTCGTCGACATAGACCCGCACGATGCCGTACTGGTTGTCGCCCAGCTCCGGCTGCGGATGGCTGACGTTGCGCGCCGTCAGTGGCGGCGTGGTGTCCGGCACCGTGAACCAGACCCGGATCGCCTCGAAGTTCTTGCGCGCCAGCTGCTGGTAGGTCTTGGAGCGCCACTTGTAGGGCACGATGATCGGCGACTGGTCGGTGAAGTCGTAATAGTAGATGCCGCCGTTCTGCACCAGCAGGCCAGTGCCGGTCCACGGGTCGACCTCGACATTGTCGATGTTGTACTCGTTCGGCGAGGTCAGCTTGTTGAAACCAAGCCTGTGCCCGCCGGCCTGCGGCCAGATCGTGAAGGAGGTCTTGTCCTCCGACGAGAGTTCAACAGTGAAGCCGTCGAGGATCGGGTCGCCGCCGAAGGCGAAGTAGGCCGACGTCAGCTTGATCGCCCGCACCTTCACATGCGGCGTCAGCTTCTGCCACCGCTCTCTCGAGATCCAGCCCTCGGTCATGTTGTCGCCGGCGCCGGACTGGCTGACCTGGATCAGCCCGTTCTGGCTGACATAGAGCACCGTGGTGTCGGTCGAGACGATCGAGCCGCGGTGCAGGCAGGGTTCGGCCAGGTTGATCTTGGTCAGCGCCATCGAGGACGGGTTGACGCCGTTGGCGACGTAGGGCGTGCCTTGCGTGCAGGCCACGATCGCCTGGCCGCAGACCCCGATCCCGACGATCGGAAACTCCGTGGTGATGACGTAGCCCGGCGGCCAGGCGTGCGGCCGGTACGCCTCGGAGAACCAGATCTCGTTCTTGCGGAAGCCCACCGCGATGCCGTTCGGGAACGGCACGATCGCCTGCAGGTCGGTCGGCGGCGCGAACCAGAACAGCGACATCAGCTGCTCGTTGAGCGCCACCTGGTCGTCCGGCGCGGTGTCGACATAGGTGGACTGGGCGACCGGGATCTCGGCGACGAAGAAGTAGGTGCCCTGGCCGGCCTGGCTGGAGATGGTGCGCCAGATCCGGGTTTTGGTGATGTTGCGCTGGGCATGCTTGGTCAGTCCGTCGACCGGATCAACGTAGTCCACCCCCAGGTTCTCGATCGGCGGCTGGAAGCACTCGACGGTCCAGATCGCGTTCGACCAGCCGTTGACCAGCACCGGCTCGGACGGCGGGCCCTCCTCGCCGTACTCGGTGACCCAGGTGTAGACGTAGCCGCGCGCCTCGAACACCGACGCGCCCAGCATGTTGGCCCACATCTGGAAGCCGGGATGGCCCGTGGCCGCAGCGATCGGGTTGGGCGGGCCGTTGGTGAAGGTATTGCTGCTGGTCGCGCTGTCGTTAACGCGGGCATCGGCCACCACCACGTACATCGGGTTGTCGTGCGCGATGCCCACCCAGTAGGTCTTGTTGGAGATCACCGACGGGCCGTTGTTGAAGCCGCTGACCGCGGCAGAGCCTGCGGTGATGCCGGTGACTTCCTCGCCGACGCCGATCCGCTGGTACGGCAGGCCGTTGAGGTCGGTGTAGACCACCGCCTCGAAGTGCATGGCGGCGTCGGTCGAGGCCGGCATGAAGCCGACGGACTCGATGATCATCGAGCCGTCAGGCACGATCGGGATCAGGAAGATCTCGTTGCCGCCATGATAGGCGTGGTAGCCGCCGCCGCCATCCGGCGGCACGGTGGCGTGACCCACCTGCATGATGTCGCCGCCGCCGGTCACGGTGACGCCGGGCGTGCAGCCCGACGCCGGCACGCCCAGCACCCATGAGTGCTGGTCGGATCGGATGCGTTCGTAGGTGTTGTAGCGCGGCAGGTCGGATGCGCTGGCCCAGTAGTAGCGTTGCCACTCGTCCTGCACCACCGGCGAGTGCATCACCGTGGTGTCGGGGTCAGGGAATTCCATCCAGTGCGAGTCGGTTGCCGTGATCGAGTTGTCACTGCTGTCGCGGTTGGGCACCCGGTAGACGTATTTGGCAGCGGGGTCGCGCAGGGGGATCAGCAGCTTGGGTTGCCGCCAGCCGATCAGCGCGCCGGAGAACAAATAGGCGTTCTCACTGTAGTCGGCCTGGCCCTCGGGGAGTAATCTCGTATCCCAAGCGGGCAACATCCCCCCAAATTTGTCTATTTTGTACGCCGTCATGAGTAGCCCGTCCTCTTCTTGCCCAGCGTGGAGCCCGTTGCCGGGTATTCCACGTCCATGCCGGGGTTGGGATGATAGACCGGAACCATCAGGCCTTCCGACTCCAGCCTAACCGGGTTGATTTTTTTCCCCCGCAGCCTGGAGCTGATCCCGGATCGCCTGGGCCTTGGCCACCGCTTCCTGTCCGGCCTTCTGCTCGGCCTCGAATTCCTTCTGCAGCCCCTCGGACCGGAACACCGGCACGTCGGCCATGCCCTCCGTGATGTTCACTTCCTCGCGCTGCTTGCGGATCCGCGCCAGCAGCTGGTCACGGGTCTCGCCGGCGACAGGAAAGCCCTTGAAGTTGGCCAGCTCCTGGTTCTCGGCGGTCTCCTTGGCGACCATCTCGACCTGCTCGTTCTCCTTCTCGATCGCGACCCTGTTGGCCTCGCGGTGCTTGTTGGAGTCGAAATCCTCGGTGTCGTCGTGGGACTTGTTGGGGTGCTTGGCCATCTCTTCCTCCTATGCTGCCACGACCGTGAATACGATCGTGTCGTGTTTGATGTTACCGAGATCGTCGGTCATGGTTAACGAGACATTGACCCGTTCACTCAAATTACCGCCTTCCAGAAAGAACACGATATCGCGACCCAGGATCTGGATGTTGCCGATCGTGCAGGTGAGCGAATCCGACTGCACGTCGACCTGTTCGATCGAGGCGGTATTGGCCAGCCAGCGGTCATAGTTGACTGTCCAGCGCCTGGTGTCGCCTTCAGTGTGCTGTTTGCTACCTAGCAGTGCCATCTTTTTGCACCTCGATCACACAGATTTCGCCTGGTATCTCGAACGTCTGTTCTTCCTCGACGACCACCAGGGTCCGATCTTCTTCCGGGACGAAAAGCGTATTCATAGCGCGGCCCCGTAGAACGTCGTAACGAAATTGACCGCACCAATCGTGGATGTGCCGGACGATGACGCATTGGCGTAGCACTCATAGTAGTCGGTACCGTTGGCGTAATCCACGATCGCAATGGGCGAAATCGAGGAGTCGGTAGAGGTCTGGGCACCGGACTGGGCGATGCAGCTGCCGTTCTTGAATATCATCACCTGCGGGAAGGTATTGTTCCTGATACCCGACAGGAACAGCAAGCCGGCACCGACGATCACGGTGCCGGCCATCGGCGTCCAGCGCGAGTTGGTGGAGTCGTATTTGTTGTTGATGTCGAACACCTCGACGGTGAAGGCTACCTTGGTATTGATGCTGTTGGCGATGCCGGTCTGGTTGGTTGCCATCTTGGCCCGGAACGCATCCCTGGCGGCCATCGCACCGGTGGGCCCGGTCGGTCCGGTAGCTGATGACGGGCCGGTCTGGCCGGTTGATCCGGTAGCTCCGGTCAAACCAACCGGCCCGGTAAAACCGGTCGGCCCGGTCGAGCCCATGATTCCAACCGGTCCCGTGGCCCCAAAACCTGTCGGCCCGGTGCCACCGGTCGGCCCGGCCGCGCCAATGCCGCCAATCGGACCTGACGGTCCGGTGACCCCTACGGCACCCGCGGGACCGGTACGCCCGGTCGGACCGGTGCCCCCGGTCGGACCGGCCGGCCCGTCGATGCCGTTGTAGCCAGCAGGACCAGTCGGACCTGCTGGTCCCGGACCACCCGATCCCGTAGGACCAGTGGCGCCGACACCTGGCCCGGTGGGGCCGGTAGCGCCGGTCGAAGCCACCGCTCCCGCGGGGCCCGTCGCTCCGCTCGGACCAAAACTTCCGCGATCCCCCGTTGGTCCCAGAATCCCCTGCGGTCCTTGAGGGCCAACCGGTCCGGTTACACCTGTCGGACCCGTTACACCTGGTCCAGCCACACCCGGTATGCCCGGTGCACCGAAACCCCCGGTTGGTCCGGTAACCCCTACGCCGGCGGCGCCGGTGGGACCGGTTGCTCCCGGTGTCCCAGGCAATCCGATAACCCCGGCACTTCCAGTGGCCCCGGCGGGGCCGGTGTTGCCCGCAATACCCTGCAAACCAGCCGGTCCGGTTGCCCCGGTCGAGCCGGCGGCACCGGGCGTACCCGCGCCCCCTGCAGGACCCGTCGAGCCGGTGGCGCCGATCGCCGCGGCCTGTCCGGGAATGCCCGTAGGCCCGGTCGGACCCAGCGAACCTATAGGACCCGTCGCTCCCGTCGCCGAAGCCAGTCCGGCCTCACCGGTCGGGCCGATCGGTCCGTAGGGGCCGATATCACCGGTAGCTCCGGTCAGGCCTCGAGGTCCGGTCACGCCACCTGGGCCGATAGGTCCCGCCCCGCCCTGCGGTCCCGTCGGTCCCGGCACGCCCTGGGACGGACCGGTCGGCCCGGTCGCTCCCGTCAGCGCCGCTTCGCCGTCTGGACCGGGAGAACCGGTCGGGCCGGGAGGACCGGGGACCTCGATGCCGCGGCTGACCACCACCACCGGTTGGGCCATGATCGGAGCAGCTGGGAGGTTGGCCATTTTGATCACCCAGTCGGAAAGCGGCGGTTGGAAAGCGTATAGCCGCTATCGGATGCCGTGCGTGCGATACCTACCGTGAACCTGATGCCTTGCATGTAACCATGATAATACCAGGCATTGCCGGCGCTGTTGGCCCCGATCATCAAAGGCTGCGATATGGGTGCCTTGGTGTGGGTAACCGTCGCCTTCGCCACCATCGCGCCGTTCTTGTAGATTCGATAATCCGCGCCATCGTAATCCATCCGCCAGCGCGACCAGACTCCAATTTCCATCGCGCCATCTGCAGTCGAAAGCGCACTGATATTGTCGGTGCCGGTCGTGCTGACGTTAAACCCAACAGCGCCGGTATCGCGGAAGAAGAACACCCAGGACAGATTCGGTGTGTTAGCGCCAAACTGGCAAAGCAGGAACGTGACTTGACCGCCCGTCACAAGGCTGGACGGCCTCAAGGTGAAATTAATCGTAAAGGGCGAAGCTCCGAGATCCCATTTGGGATCATCCTCAAACCGGATGTAGTCATACCCACCAAAATAAATCGAGGATGTGCCGTAAAGCGACTGCCCGGTCACATGCTTGACGTTGGACGTGGGAGACCCAACAGTATTGAATTTCTGATCGACGAAATTGATGCTGTTGTTCGTCGCATTGTAGTCCAGCAACAGATTGACGTTGGCGTAATGTGGATCCCGGAACTCAATCCAGAGAGTGAAAGGAGCCAGCTTGCCGATCGCACCAAGCGCATCGATGGCCCGGATGACAATGTTGGGGTAAGCCCCGGCGCTCTCGAATGCCGGCGTGCCGGCCACCACGCCCGTGGCCGGATCAAGCGTGATACCCGCAGGCAAATGCCCTGCCGCAAGACCGTAGCTGTAAGGCGGCGTGCCGCCTGATGCCGCGACCGAAAATCCGGCATAGCTGGAGCCCGCCCCTTCTTCATACTCAAACCCGAATTGGATCGGGGCACCAGTTATGTCCAGTGGCAGCGGTCGCCATACCTTGACCGGGCCGGCATAGACGATGTCGACCGGCAGCGGGCCCAGGTAGATCGCATCGGCGTCACTGAGCAGGGTCATCCGATCACCACATGCAATGTGCCGGGGTCAGGCGAAGCAAGCCCGGCAAAATCCGAAGCCGTGATCTGCACCCAGAGGGGTGGCGGACCCGTTGCACCAAACCCTGTCGCTCCCGTATTTCCGATTGAGCCGGTTGGTCCGGTTATACCCGTCGGCCCGGTCGGTCCTCCTGGTCCCGGCGCGCCTATGCCTGGCGGTCCGGTCAGGCCGGTCGGACCCGTAAAGGCGCCGGCGCCGGTCTCGCCCATCGGACCGGTCGGACCAAGTCCGGTTGGACCCGGCACACCAGTTGGTCCGACAGGACCTGTAATCCCCTGCGCTCCGGTTGGCCCGGTCGGACCACCGGATGGTCCGGTGGCACCACCGATCACCACCACTGGCTGGGCCATGATCGGCGCTGGAATGGAAGATTGAGTTGTCATTGGTCACACCCTCGGAAACGGTACGGTTGGAATCGTAAAGGTGGAGTCGGTGCCATACCGCGCGACACCTTTGGTGATACGCAGCTCGTCCGCAAATCCCCTGAAGTTGTACCCGGAAAAACCGCCGGGCTGGAGACTGCCGATTGCCAGCTGGGCACCGGAGCCCGATAGATTAGGCGTCCAGCCTGGGGACTTAACCTTCATGACACCGTCAATATAGATCCGCGCTATGCTGGAAGCATCGCGATCCACCGCGATGTGATACCACTGGTTCAGGTTCAAATCCCAGTTATAGACACCGGTATCGCTAATACTGCCTGAACGAACCTTAAGACCGCCGCTCTCAAAATAGAACGCCCAGCCGCCACTCCACTGCGCCATCAGCACTGCATTGTATGGAACTGTTGTAAAACGAAAGAACCCTTCCAGCGTGAACGCCCCGGTGCCAAAATCCCAATCATTGCTGTCGGGGAATGTAATGTAGTCTTCACCCCCGCCAGAACTCAGCCATAACGAAGACCCACCAGCCACCGATTGCGCCGTGCTTATAAAGGCAACATTAACAGTCGCAGCATTGCCTCGCGCCTTGGAGCTTTCATCCGGCATCCCAGTCGAACCGTTAGAGCCATCGAAACCCAGCATCAGCACGACGCTGCTCCAGTATGGATCAACTTCAACATCGGCCACCACACCCGTTGCCGTAACCGACGCACTGCCAGCCGGATTGGCAGCAGTAACCGTAACCGTAAGCGTTTTACCGGCATCGGCAGCGACGATCACATAGGTCTGTACAGTAGCCCCACCGATCACCACTCCATTGCGTTTCCATTGATAGGCATACGTAATCGGCAACGAACCCGTCCACGTCCCGCTGGTCGTAGTCAGGGTTGCGCCAAGTGATAATCCACCGCTGATCACCGGCAGCGCCGTGTTCACCAAATCTACTGGCCCCAGAGCAACGCCACCGACAGTCAAAACCCACTTCTCATCATCCCAGGTGTAAGGTCCGAATGCTTGACCGTAGGTCGGATTATCGGGGAAATTGAACATCAGACAAACCCCGCTGCAAAATAACCGCCGCCAGCTGGCGCACCGCCGCCGCTTTCGGTGCCGGAGGCCGGCAAGCCGTTGAACCAGGTCGAGAGATCGTTGATTGTGGTCACCCCGCCAGTGGTGAAGGACCAGTCATCGACATTGATGAATCCCGCCCTACCATCAACGTCGACGATGAACTCCATCACGCCGTCGTCGGTGGCGGCGACCGTAGTGCCGGTCAGCTGTTGCCAGACCGCGGTACCTGCGCCGGTCAGTGTCCTCGGGAATGCTGATGTTGCGACCGTATAACCGGAATCACTGGCATAGCGTGCGGTGCCGCGGGTATACCGTATCTCGTCAATGTATCCGTTCAGCCCGGCAGCGCCGGTCTCGCTGCTGCCGCCGATGCCCAGTCTTTTGAACGAATTATTGAACGTGTATAGCGTCGTGGATGACGCCACCATCGCACCGTTGAGATAGATGCGATACTTGATCCCGTCGAAGTCCACGCACACCGCGTTCCATGCATTGGCAACTATCGTGCCGCCTATACCAAGATTTATGCCGACAGTGCCGTTTGCACTGCAATCAAAAGCAAGCTGGCTCCCGGACATCCACAATACCCAATCATAGCTTGTACCGCCTGATGAATCCCAGTGTGCAAGGATATACTTTGTGCCCGTGACATCCGGTGGCCGGATCCAGCACTCGATCGTAAAACGCTCGTTGCCGGGGCTCCAGTCATTATGGTCCGCGTATCTGGCGTAATTGCTGGCAGTACCCGCGATCAGCAATGACGAACCGCCGAACATCGACTGCGCGGTGCGGATCGCAGTGGCATTTACCATTTCCACGTTACCGCGTGCGACATAACTTTCATCCGGCGCAACAACTGATCCGTTGGTACCGTCGAACCCCAGCAGCAATTTGGTGTTTAGGAAATATGGATCACCTCCCAGAGTATCGCTACAGACATCCAGCACCGTATCCGCATTGATCCCGATTGCAGCATTGGCCCGCACGATCAGGCGCGGCTGGCCCCCATCAAACGTGCTGTCCTTCCGCACCCACACGCTGGCGGTAACGGTGTTGCCACTGCTGACGGCACACTGGATTCCCTTGCCGGCAGGCGCGCTCTCCAGCTTGCTGGCCATGGTATTGGGCGTCATCTTCATCGACGGGCTTGCGGTGTGGAATACCACGCTGTCGGTGCGCAGCTGGCCGTAGGTCATCTCGGTGCGATGGTCGCCGGCGACCTGGTTGAACTTCTGGAAACTGAAATAAGCCCCCTGGGCCCAGCTGGTTTTTGACATCAGGACAGGCGCGCCGAACTTGCAATTGATGGCGAGCCCTATCAGGTTTACGTTGGCCCCGGTGAAATACACATCGTTCGTGGTATATGGTGCCAGACTGGCACCGACACCCGACATATCCACATCACTGAGATTTATCCGGTAAGTATTGGTAAGACCGACAAGAATCCCCATCTGGCTGCCATAGACGACATCGCCGGCAATAACACCGCCTTTGATGGTGAGGGTGTCGCCGGAATAGATAGCAACATTCCCGAAGCTGCCGGAAGAATTGCCAAACACAGTCAGGTTAGTGAGAGCAAAACTGGAAGTGTAAGACGTACCCGTATTGAGTATGAACCCTTCACCAATATTGTGCCACGATTTCAAATTGTCGATCGTCCCTCTCAAATTGAGGCCTGCCGCAAAATTAAAACCGACATTACAGGTATGGGCAGTATTGCCGCCCCAGTTGATAAACTCGCCGCCGGCCGCGATATGGAAGCCGTTCCCCGTAGAACCACCAACGACAGTGTTGTTGGTGAAGGTGCCCCCGATATCACCAAGCCAGAACCCGTTGCCGCCGTAGCGCATCAAAAGATTGTTGTCGAACACCCAGTCGTCATTGGCGACTGAGTTGTTTATTGTAACCATTTCCGCCGCTTTGCTGTACCAAAGAACATTGTTGGAGAACACCATATTGAGCGACGTCGAAGCGGTAGTGCAAAATACCCCGTTGCTGTCGCAATCATGGATCGAGCAATAGTTGAAGCTCTTCGGATTGGCGACAGCACCAATATCGATATCAATTCCACGCTTGTTGTTGACAGCAGTCCCCACATAATAAAACTCCGCCCATGATGCCGTCACGGTCGAGAGCGCGGTGCAGTAGACGTAGGTCATCAGGGTCGTGGACGTGGAGCGTATTTTCACGTTGCGCGTGATCAGGCCAATCTCGGCTTGGGTGGGCGCGATGCCGGAGTGGGTATAACCGGGATACAGCGCACTGGTGAAACTGCTCGCACCAGCATTGGCATTGAGCGGGTAAAGCTGGCATTCAGTTGCCGTCCGTGTCGTGGACGCAATACAGACAGCATCTTCAGCCAGCCAGCCGGTGTCAGTATCGACATTGAAAGTGGTGTCGGAGATCGGGCCACCTACAACAATGGTACTACGATCCAGTATAATAGCCTGTGTCACATCACCCGTGTAGCTGATCGTGCCGGGGGCTGAACAAATAAGAATATGAAAATACGGGAAGGACGAGCCGACAGCACTGATCTTCCCGGTCATTCGAACCACAAACCCGCGACCAACCGGCGTGATCGAGACACTGGTCGCAGTGCCATCGCCCATCGCGGTCACCGCACCCGCCGTCCCCGCCTGCAGGTCTATATCCGAATAGAATCCGTTAGTAACACTCGCAGCACCATTATTGTTACCAAGCAACAAACGGACGTAGCGATTGTAGGTGCCGCTGCCGCGTGCCAGCCACGTACCCACCGAGTAAGTGCCGTTGGCGGTCGTGGCCCCATTATAATAGTAATTAACACCGTGCGTTGAATTTGCTATGGAACCGTTGAGACTCGATATCAAAACGGAATTGCCAGTGGCGTCCAGTGACGTAGCACCTGTTGCGCTACCCGCAAATGCCCCCGTAACTATAATATTGGCCGGTGTCACATTCGCCGTCAGCTTGCACTTCACCACAGACTTGCCCGCCGTGCGCGGCTGGCCGGTGATGGTGACGGTCGAGTATTCGAGACAGCGCAGTCCGAAGTCGCCGTCAGCGGAGACCGGCTGGAATTCGAGAACGGCGGTGGATGCTGCTGGCATTTATGGCACCCCCACGGCGGTCATGTAGGTGCGAAGGCGATTGTAGAAGGCGGTGGCTTCGGTCGAGTTCAGCGACGAGCCGATGCTGCACATCGCAAGTTGGTGTGAAGAACCAAGCGTCGGGTTACCAAACTGATTAGCAGCCAAGTAAATCATGTGATAACCGGCTACCGCACCGGAAGCATCGCTAAAGGTTACAATCGAAGCGCCATTTTTATAGCCTTGAACCGCAGTGCCAGACGAACGATTGGCGATAAGATGACCGCTGGCATTAGCCATTGCTGTGCCGGGGGTTGAATTGCCCCCGTTGATATAAAAATATGTGTTTCCGTCAGAATATTTTACATGCATACCCGTCTTGCTGGCATCAAACACTCCCATCGGCATACCGCCAGATGTTGCGTTAGTGACATTCCACGTCGAAATATGAGCACTATCCCGAATAAACTTCGGACTAGGTGCAGAAGAAGGAATGAAATTCGGCCTGACATAAACTGTCGTGGAACCTTCAGACCCTGTGAAGCCACGATCAGCCGTAAAAGTTGGAGATCCTATAGCGTCAGCCGTGTAACTGGATGAGACAAGATTTAGCAGCGCCGTCGTGGAATTTTGTGTCGCAAAGACATGCAGCACATCGAGCTTGGCCCAAACACCATCAGCTACCAGCCCGTCGATCAGCGCCGTGTAGGCGTTGGTGTGTGTGGTATCGAGACCGGAAGTACGCGCCAAAAATACAGCACTGTCACTGACCGCTGCACTGCTCCCCATGTTCAGCGTGCCATACTGGTAAACGATCACGTCACCGGCCACGCGCAGGATGTAGTTGATGCCGGGGGTGGTAACAGGGGCAGAAACTGGTGTGCCCCATCCCGCCGTGAACCCGCTTGGCACTGCGCCGACAAAAGCAGACGCACCGAAATTGGCGGTCATCACGTTGCCCGCAGTGCCGTCCGCGCCGCCGAACGTGACAAACGGCACCATTGTCCCACCGGGGAGGGTTATCCCACCTGAATTGGTTGCAGGATTGGCAGAACTGTTGCTGTTCCAGTATCCCGCAGCGTCAGTGCGAAACCAGAACTGATGTGCATCCAGATCGACTGCAACGCAAACCAGTTCACCCGTGTCCATGGTTTGATTGCCACTGGTCCAGTAAACCCAATAGCTGCCCGCTGCCATGACGAGTGTTGATTTGACAATCAGCGCCCCGGTTACGCCACCATTATTGCTGGTGCCACCCATCCCCGTGTAGGTGGAGCTTGTGGTCCCGACACCGATCCCCATGTTGATGCCGCCAGCGACATTGGTAAACGTCGCTTCGAAATAATACTTGCCCGTAGTTTTGCCGAATGTACTGGCGACTCTTGCGCCTTGGTCAGTAGATGTGGTGCCGGTATTGGTGGCAATGAGATTGCCACCGGACAACGTAACAGCCGTCGTTGTTGCCGTATCCCACGTCGCAGGCACAGTGGTTGTGTTCATCGTGCCGTAGGTCAGTGTGCCCCAATTCGAAATGTGGATGCCACCACCGTTGACCGTGGTCGAGTTGACGGCACCGTTGCCATAAACCGTGGCCGCAGTGCTATCCATCGCCACGGCGCGAACAGTCTTGGTCCCTGCTCCGGTCAATTCACCGACGATATAAAGATCATCACCGGCAGCAGCAGTTTGTAACGTGGTGGTGCGAAGAGCGCGGGTTAAGCTCGTCGTTTGTGCGTTTGCAGTAAAACCAAATGTCGCACCCGCCACCCCCGCTGTAGTCAGCACGATCGTCCAGTTGGAACCGCCGTCGCCTGTCGCTGTGCCGGTAAACCTGAAAAATGTCGGGGGTGGAGGATTTACAGCACTGGCGTATGGCAGATCGACAGCGTTTACCGTCACCGAAGCCTGCGACACCCCACCTTTTTGCAAATCAACCTTGAATGTACCAACAGCGCCCGTGGCTATTTGCCTTGTCCACAACAATACGCCGTCGATTATTTTGCCGCTGGTAACGGTAAATGCTACCGAAGTGAAAACCTGAGAGACCGCCATCGTTGCAGAACTGAACCGGATCATGTTCAGCGCACCGGCCGCGATGTCCGTAGCCGCGAATGTGGTTGCTCCGGTCAAGTTGCCATCAGCTACAGCGATCAAAGTTGCCATCACACCCTCGTATATCTGAGTGTGAGCACGGCGCGCTGGATTGCCGTGACGCTATCGACATTGAAAGCGAGAATGTCTCCTGTGAGAAGAATTGTATTCCACAACGCCAAAGTCGAATCGGTCGACTTGGTTGCCGTTGTGATCGTCGGCGGCGTCGAGGCGGTGATCTTGTCACCCACCACCGGATGGGTAACGCCAGCATCGAACTGGGCATAGGTGCATTTCCAGACATTGAGCACGATGCTGCCGGTCTGGTCCGCGATCATGTCGGCCTGGTTCAGGAAGCAGTTGAACGGCACCTCCAGGTAGCCCTTCATACCGGCAGCGATCACAGCACCGCCACCATCGACAACGGCGACGATCGCCGACTTGGTCATGCTGGCCGGCATGCCCAGGGTGGCCGCAACCCACTGGGAAGACGACCCATCATTTACACGTAAAAACAGCTGCCCGGTGTCACTCTCCCACCAAAACTGGCCGTCGGCAGGGGCGGGTGGCGGGGTATCGCTGATCGATGTTGTAGCGGCGCCGGTGGCGCCGGTAGGACCAGGCGGACCTTCCGGCCCAGGCGGACCTTCTGGTCCTTCCGGCCCAACCTCTCCCGAACCGGTACCACCCGTACCACCACCGCCGCCGGCCGGACCGGTTGGCCCCCTTGGCCCTGTAGCGCCTACCCCCGGTCCGGTCGGTCCGGTAGCTCCTGCACCGCCCACCGGACCGGTGAAGCCGGTTGCACCGGTATTGGCGGCGCTGCCGGGTGTGCCGCTTGGACCTGTGCTTCCGGTTTCGCCGGTGGGTCCGGTCCTGCCGGTAAAGCCCTGGAAGCCCTGTGGACCGGTGTTACCCGTCGGCCCCAACGGTCCCACCGGCCCAACCGGCCCCACAAAGCCCGCCGAGCCCATCGGACCTGTCGGCCCCGTCCCAAGCGGACCGGTATAACCCGTCGGACCAATAATGCCCGAAGGTCCCATCACGCCCGTTGGTCCAGTCGGACCCGTACCTTGCGGCCCGGTGAACCCGCGCGGCCCGGTCGCTCCGGTATTGGTAGCATCTCCGGGAATGCCCTGCGGGCCGTCTGGTCCGGTCTGGCCTACCCGCCCGGTTGGACCCGTCGAACCCGTGGTGGAAGCAAACCCTTCCGGTCCCGGAGGTCCGGTAGGCCCAACCCCGGATGGCCCCGTCGGCCCGGTATTTCCGGTGACACCCGTCGGCCCGGACGGGCCTGGCGGTCCAAAGCCGGGCGGCCCGGTCATGCCGGTTGATCCAGACGGACCCGTAAATGCGCCCGGTCCTTCAGGACCAGTCCATCCCGTAGGTCCCGTGAAGGCGCCGGGGCCTGTCGGTCCGGTAAAAGCAATCGTCGATCCCACTGGCCCGGTTGGCCCGGTAGGACCGCCCGACGGCCCGGTGTGACCGCCGATCACAACGACCGGCTGGGCCATGATATTTGCAGGATCGTTATGTTTGACGACCATTGGTGCCCCTATGGGTAGGTGACACCCTGCGTGACAACGAGCTGGCCGTGCATCAACGGCACCCGGCGTGAAGCCGTATCGACCATGACGAGGTCGTAGACATAAGTCCCTGGCATCAGCTGTGACTGGATATCCGCGGCAGGGACGTTGAAATGAATTACCCGCTGGTAGATGTCGTCGACAATGATTCGACCGTTGCCGGTCGAGCAGGACATCAGCGGTTGCGTGTCATAGGGGTTGCGCTGCACGTCGCATTCGAAATCCTGTCCATTGAGAGTCCAGGTGGTATCCGCCGGCTCGCCAAACTGAAACGCATCCATCCAGGTGCCATTATTGTTGATCGCCAGATCAACATGCGCCGACGTCTGACTAAACCTGGTTGATGTGACGATCGGCCGGTTCATGTTCACCTCGGTGACGGATGCACGTTGTAAGTGCTGATGCCACCGCGCTGGCTGGACGAGCGATGGCTCTGCGGGAACATCCAGGTCTGCGCGCCAACCGTGTTGGCCTTGGTGCTGGCAACATGGGCGCCGGAGATGCCGTCGTTGAACTTGCCCAGGTAGAACTGCGCCATCTGCGGATTGGTGTAGCTCTGCGCCGGGATCATCATCATGCCGCCGATCAGCCCGTGCAGCAGCACCTGGGAGTATTTGGGCAGGATCCAGTCCGGGATGTTGGGCGGGAAACAGCGCAGCGGATCAGTGACCGTCTTGACCACGATCGCCGTCATCGGCTGGCTGTTGGTGAAGGGATAGAGGAAGTGAACCGTGCTGATGTCGGGCATCACGGCCGACTCCGGCAGGTTGTGCTGGTTGAGCACCGCCTCCAGCCGCAGGATACGCCCCTCCGTCACATGGAGTTTGTAATCCAGCGTATCCGGGATCACCGTGAAATTGATGGCTTCAAGCCAGCAGCATGACTGGTCGAAGAACTCATGCAGCACGTCGAACAGCTGCACCCGCAGCTGCTGGTCGGACGAACCGATCAGGTAGACCTTGGCCTGTCCGAGCAGCTTGGCCCAGTAGACGTCGAACTCGTTCTTCTTGTTCATGCACCACCACCCTTGCCTTTCGGCGGCGAGCCGCCAACCACGGCACCCAGCGCCTTGCCAACCAGCCCCTGCGTGAACAGCGCCAGGAACGAGGTTGCCCGCTGATCCTGGTAATCCTCCTGGTCGCGCTCGAGCGCGTGGCCAACCAGCCCGTGGACGATAGCCAGCCTGAACTGCGGCTCGATCTCGACATAGGTGTCGTCCACCACGGTGAACGACTGCACCTGGCCGCCAGCCATGAAGTTGTAGACGAACAGCTCCGGCTTGATCCGGCGCGCCTCCAGCAGCGCCGCATTGAGCGACGTCAGCATCGAGTGGTCGTCGTAGCGATATTCCGGCACCAGGTCCTGCAGCAGGGTTCGCGCGTCGGCGACGTAGTCGGCCACCGTGCCGTAGGTTGGCATGTCCCGGTCGCCGTAGTTGCCGTGATAACTGGCAGACGTAGCCATCCCTAACCTCGCTCCGGTTCGGAGCGAGGTTAGGGACCGTTTATTAAGAAAGCGTTAAGCCAGGACGACCTTGGCTTCGCAGAGCGCCGTCGGATCGACGATCTGGTAGCCGTAGACCTGCAACCCGCGCAGGATCTGCCCGAAGGTCAGTTCGGAACGCAGCGTCTCGACCTTGGAGATCTGCGAAGCGAAGGTGAGCCCGTGGGCATGTCCAGCGAAGATCGGTTGTTCACCGGCCGCGAAGTTGACCGCGTCCGTTGCAAGGCTTGGAAGCAGGTTGGAGATGTAGATCGTGAACCGATCCACCATGCCCAGCCGGCCGTTGCGCAGCATCGAGACGGGATCGCCGGACAAATAGGCCTGGCGAAGCTCGCTCTGCTTCAGGTAGCGACCGAGAGCGGCGGACATCACCACCCAGCGACCTTCTTCTGGGATATTCTGCTCGTCCAGGCACTGGCCAAGGCGAAGCAGCACCTCGAGGATATCGACCTGGCCGGCAGTGGGCGCCCGCGCCACCGTCAGCGGAGTGCCCTTGATGCCCAGGTTGATCGGGCCACCGATCAGGCCGGCAGTGGCGCCCTTGTTCTTGGCGTGCGCGCCACCGACGATTCCACCAAGGACATCGCGGTCCACGGTGATCTTGAGCTGCTGGGCGGCGTCGTCGGACCACATCGAGAGGATGTTGAGGTCGGACTGGATCTCCATGACGTCGTCGAGGATCAGCGAGAAATACTTGCCGATGCCGATATACAGCTCGATCGAGCCGCCCGACGGGCGGTCGAGGCCAAGCAGGCCGTCTGCCTGGTAGTCCTTAATGGTGATGGTGGGCTTGGTTCGGATCTTGACCCGATCGCCCATGTTCTGGATCTCGCCCTCGTAGTCGGTATTCGAGATCGCCGACAGCACGGTGGAGGCATAGAACTTCTCGACCAGCTTCGCTGACCAGATTTCCGGGATGAACCCGGTCGCCTGCAGGGTGTTGGAGGTCGAGCCAACGGGGGTAAGCGGTGTCGGCGGAACGGCAGGCGCGGCTACGCCTGCAACGGGATAACCAGTGGTCGGAATAGCCATCGTAGTGGCCCCTTATGCATCGGGGCCACTGCACATGGTTGACGAGCGACCCCAGGTTTACCGGATGCGCCCTTCGCGACCTGCTGCAATGATGTCAGCGTCCTGCCGATTCCATTCGGCCTCACGGCCGACGTAGGCACCTTTCTGGTGCAAACGGTACAGCTGCGCGATCTGGGCGCGTGTGTAAATGGGTTTGTCGGGCGGAAACGCGGTGTCACCACCGGTCGCCGGCCTTGCCCGTCCAGGAGCCGCTAACGAAGCCAGGGTCATCGCCGCTTCCCTAGGAGCCGCTGGCTGCTGGGATGGAGGCGCTGGCTCAGAGTGGCCCGTGGCTGCTTCATCGTTTATGAAGCCACGGAAGAACGAGATCACCCTAGGAGCGGAGCTGCTGGATATAGCCTCGTTCAACAACTGCTGTCTAACACGTCCAGACAAAACGTCAACGCCAACCAGCCAGCGATGCCAGCGCGGGTTGCGGTCGATATCCTTGTAGTTCGGCACCGCCTGCTCCACCGCCTGGTCGAGGCGGCGCCGCGCCTCGACCGCCAGCCGCCGTTGCAACTCTGCGTTCTGCTGTTCAACCGCCTGCAGCTGCGGCTGGATCGCCTGTAAAGCAGCTCGTTGAGTTACGTCGATCAGCTCCGGGCCGTAGTTCTCGACGTCGGCCTCGGTCAGGTAGTTCTGTGCAGAACGTGCCGGCTTGGGCGGGGGTGCCGGACGCTGCTGGGCGTGCATCAGCTCGTTGCCGAGCTGCATCATCTGCTCCTGCATCTCGCCGATCGTCTTGGTGGTGGCCTGATAGCGCCCCTGCATCGCCAGGAAGCGATGCTTCCAGGACTGGTCGTTCTCGTCGGGTGGTTCCGCAGGCGCCGGTGGAGCCGGAACGACAGCGGGGGGCGGTGCCGCCGGCTGGGCCGGTACCTGCGAAGGCTGTTCAGCTGGTGGCTGTCCGTTGCTGTACAAGGCCTCGACCTCGGCAACGCGCTTCTTGACCGCATCGGGGATGTTGCCGGGGTCGTAGGGCAACTTGTCCAGCGGCTTCTGGTCAACGGTGATGTCAGCCATCCTTGGCCTCCTCCAGGGCTTTCAAAATGGAAATACACTGCCGCACGTAGCCCTGATTAAGCTGCACGTTTTCGGTCGCCATGATCAGCCCTGCGGTCTTGCCTTCGGCATACTCCTCGAACGCCTTGCAGAAGGCGTCATATGCCTGCGGCGAAGCGTTCCGCATGAACCTGGCCTTGATCACCAGCTCAGTGGTCGAACTCATTCTTCCTCGTCGCCCATCGACGGCGGCATCATCGCAGTTGGTGCCCCACCACCCCGCGTACCCATCGGCACCGGGGGTGCCGGTTGCGACGGCGCTGGCGCAGGCTCCGGTGGAGCCGGCTTGGAATAGTTGTTGGACATCCGCGCCATGGTGTCGGCGCCGGTCAGCGTCTCCATGCCGCCACCGCGCTCGCGGGTCTGCTCGCGGGCGCCCTTGCCGACATGCTTGACCACCTTGCCGCCCTTGGCGAACGGCGTGATGTCCTTCTTGAACGGCTTGTTATGGAACATTGGGATCATACCCTCCGTAGCCGATCCCGCCGCCACGGATGCCCGGATCCGGGCCACCAGACATCGGAGAACCGCCCTTGCCGTAGTTGCGGGTCGAGATCGGCCGCATCCGCGGCGCCGCCATCACCGCCTTGGACGGATCCATCGGCCTGGGCTTCGGCCCCGGCACGCGCCGCATCGATCGCAGCGGCTGCCCCATGCGGGGCGGCATCAGCGTGCGCTCGTCCGGCCCGCCTGCTGTGCCTGCGAACCGTTGAAACCGAACATCTTGCTCGAGCCGCCGGCCGCGAACTTCGGGCCAGGCGCTGCGGACGTATCCTTGCCGGTGTTGCCGGGCTTGTCGGGACCGGCCGACTGCTTGCCGAACATGTGCCCGTCACCGCCTTCGGCGAAGGTGACGTTGTGCTGGGCCTCTTTGGTCTTGGTGGGCGCAACCATGGGAGTACTCCTCGCGGTGAACTGCGAGGAGGCTAGGGGGTAATCCTTAAGGAATTCTTAAGCGAACAGCAGCTCGACGAAGATCATATGAATCGTGCCATTCGGTCCGGGCGTGAAGTTCACCGTCAGGACCGAAGTGGGGACCGAAAGACTGACCGAATTGGCTCCACCATCAGGGACCAGTCTCACCTGCTTGGGGGCGTTGGCGGCATTCGGCTGCGAGAACCAGTTCTCGACCGTGGTGCCGCGAATGCCGGCTTCGCTGGCCTCGCCAACCCAGTAGGGATCGCCATCGGTCGCCAGCTTGACCGTGAACGTGCCCGTGGTGCCGTCGGACATAACCCGCAAACCAATTCGAGCTGCCTTGAAAACTGCCATGGTTCAACACCCCTTACATACCTTTGGATCGAA